TTCCGTCGGTAATTGTAAACGCCCCGGCGGCTGTGCAGTAGACACCGATCTGTTTGATGCGTGAACGTCCGGGGCCCACGGCCCCTGTTGCTGTCGCGTTGTAGGCTTTTACTGGACCAGCCATAGTAGCCTCCCGTTACGCAGTAGCCGTTGCGCCAGTGTCTACACGAATCCAGTTTGAACCGTCAGAAAACACAAGGTTACCAGTACCATTACCAGTAGTTTCAGAAGCTTTCAGGGCATCAGAAACGTAATAGATATAACCTTCGTTGGCTGCGGCAGCAGTTGGAAGATTTGCAAAAGTGATTGGAGCGGCCCAGAAAGCGGTATCCACCTTCAAAGGACCTGAAAAAGTTGTACGAGCCATTTCTATCTCCTGTCGTGGCTAGTGTCAGCCCAAACCCGGGCTGTCAGGGATAACTTAATATACAACAAAAAAGGGCGGCATGGAAGCCGCCCTTCTGTTTGGTGTGCCCAAACTTATGCGCCCGGTGAACCGAATACGCAACGTGGGTCTGAGAAGCCGAAGCTGTAACGCTCACGAGCCTTAAACCGCATGTTGCCAGTGTCGAAGTCTGGGTCCATAGCGGTTGACAGAGCAGCGCGTTCAAAGTGCTTGAAGCCATTTGGCGCGTCTGTCTTGATGAAGAAGGCATCGGTGTCAACGAGGAAGTCGTTAACAACATAACCCTCTGGCAGCATGCCAGAAGATTTGATTGCGTTGATGTCGTTGTCAGCAGTACCGACCCGGAGGTTCGATACGAGCAGACGCTCGGCAACAAACTGAAGCTGACGAGGAATGATCAGCTTCATGCCGCGAAGGGCAACGATCAGGCCGCGCTCATCAACGAAACCAGCAATGTTGATCAGAGCGTCTTCCAGAGAAGTTTCGTTCAAATCAGCAGCTACTGATGGTTCGTTGGCGAAAGTGCCGCCAGATGTCAGCGGGTGTGATGCATCACAAAGAGCAACACCGTCACCGCCAGCAAATGCGCCAGCAGAGAATGCGTTGTTCAGGATGGATGCAGCTTTAACCTGCTTGGTGTGAGCCATCGAACGAGCGAGGGCACGAGTGTAACGAGATGCCAGACGATCATACAGATTGTCTTCTACAGCTTCCTCAGTGATTGAGAAGGCCATAGCAACAGTCTCGTGGTTGTACCGAGCAGTGTAGGCTTCTTGTGCATCGTCATACGATACGCCTGTGCCTTCACCTTTAGTCGGTGCAGCCCCGAAACCTGACAGCATTACCTCTTCCTCGAATGCCCGGTCAGATGACTCGGTGTCGAAGATTTGAGAATGCTGGTTCTCGTAACGGTTGTATTCCATACCAAAGAGAGCGTTTAGACCGGGCTCTAGTTCTTTGGCGAGTTGTGCGCGAGAAATAGCCATATCTACACTCCCTTATGCGATTGCGGCTTCAGAATTAGACTGAAGCAGTGCGTGGTTGTTAAGCATCACAATCATTGGGATACCGGCAGCAGTGAAGTCTGCGTTCTCTGGGTCATCAAGAATGCCAACAATCTTCAGAGGAAGTGAGGCGTTTGCTGCGTCCAGAGTTGCGACATCAAGCTGTGCGCTAGAAATGCCAGTGGTTGTGCTGCCACTTGCGCCACTGTTGAACTGTGAGTTCTCGAAGATGGCAGCAACGGCAGTTGCTTTACTGGTGATTGTAGCGTCTGTGCAAATTACAAAGCGCTGGAGCGGGTTGTCGTACACATATCCGATGATATCGAAGTTAGTGTCGGCACCTGAACCGGGCCAGTAGTTTGAGAACACTTTCTTACCAGTGGTGGATGAAACATATTCACAGCCAGCGAAAACGCCAACGGGAGCTTCAGTGTCGCCGGTCGCAGAGCAGATAACGATTTCACCGCCGTTATCGGCCTTAACCATAGAACCCTGATAGATCGCGCTTGCAGCACTGTCAATGAAGTATGCATTAGTACCTTGGGTAGCTGGAGCGCTACCTGCGGTATTGATCGGCTTGAGGCCGAAGGCAACATTAGTGTTTGCCATTGCTTACTCCTATCAAGTTAAGGGGGATGTTAGTCCTTACCCCCAAATGATACACGACTTTTCCGTTCATTATGAATCGGCATCGAGGGATGTTGTTCCCTCATAAGGTTTTGGTCAACGGCATCCATTTGTTGGCGGGTCTGCTCCCGATAGTATTCAGTTCTTTCTTCTACCGTTTCCTCTGGGATACGGGCCAACATTAGGCCACCTACCCCAAT